CAGATCAGACGATGGAATGTTGAGTGCCGTCTTGAAGGCATTGACGGTGATCTTGCCCTCTTTCTGCCCAGCCGCCGAAGCGTCATGCAGAATGAGGAAATCCGCAGCCCCATCGACCGCAGCAATCGTCGGCAGATCGTCGATCGGCGGCACAACCGGCAGCCGGGTTGTCGCGCCGGTTGCTACATGCAGCGTACCGCGATCGGTGGTGAAATGCGCCTCGCCTGCCAGCATGGAAGCAGAAGGCAGATTGGCCTTAAGGCCGCGTTTGAGTTGTATTCTGGGCATTGCTGTTCCTTGGCGAAAAGGGGGTGATCAATTGAATGTCCCGCCGTCGATAATCTCCGCGACCGGGCCTTCAGGCCCAGCTGGCCCCGCGACACCGGGCGGGCCGATCAGCGTCGGCACCGGTGATGGCGGATTCGCCGCAACAACCGCCGCGATACCGCCATCCGGCCCGCGCCAGCGCAATGTCAACGCGGGCTCTGGCTGTCGCCATTGCACCAGCATCATGGCGCCACCGAGGGCTTTAGGCGGATCGCGACCGGCTCGGTCACGATCACACCGCCAGCAACTTCAAGCCGTGCATCGGCCACGTAATTGCCAGCGGTGAGCATCGACGATGTCATGGCATCTATGGTCAACGTCCAGCCAGGAGGAATGTCGCCCACGGCCGCGCGCGGACTGATCGAAAAAGTGGCCGCAACCGGCGTGCCATCGGGCACGCCGGTTCGACCGGGCGGAACGGATTTCATGACCGCACTGATGGCCGTTACGGTCAGGGGATCACCCGTCACGGCATCGAGCGCGATCGAAATCGTTTCGCCACGTTGGTAAGAAAAGGGAGTCATAGATTGCTCCAATTCCCCTCCCGCAATCGGGAGGGGAGAATTACGAAGTTGCAATCTTCAGCAGCTTTATCGCCTCGCTGTTCGAAACCGCCCCACCGATCCGCTTGGTCGCGTAGAAATTGACATAGGGCTTGTTCGAATAGGGATCGCGCAGGATGTTGGTTTCGCTGCGCTCCGCAACCAGATAACCCGCTTTGAAATTGCCAAAGGCGATCGGCGTGGTGTTGGCCGCGATATCGGGCATATCCTCGCTCTCAACCACCGGATAGCCAAGCAGCGTATCGGGCTGGCCGGTTACCAGTCCCGGTTGCCAGACAAAGGCACCATCGCTGGTCTTGAACTTGCGGATTTTGGCGAGCGTCGCCGAATTCATCACCCAAACCGCACCCTGGCGATAAGGTGCACGCAGTGCGTGAATGAGGTCGAGCAGCTTGTCTTGGGGGTTGGTTGCGGGGAAATCCGACGCCGCACCAACCGGCACATATTGCAGTTGGCCAAAGCTCCGCGTTGCATCCCCGGTCGCCGCAATCGTGTAGGTCAGGAACCCTTTTGGTTTGTCTACGCCATCACCATTAACGAATGCGGTTCCCTCAGCCTTGGCAAATTGCGTTGCGATTTCATCCGCGAGCCAGGCCTCCACATCGAACTGCGCATCATCGAGCATCGCCTGTGTCGCCGCCGGATTGGCATATAGCTCGCCGAAGCTCGGCACGATTTCGTTGAAGGTCGGGGTAGCGGTGGTCGGTCGTGCGGCGACTTCGGAAGCCCAGCCAGAGGCAACGCCGTTGGTCGTCACCAGCTTGCGATAGCCCGCGCTGCCCACCTGCACGACATTGGCGACCGCGCGGATGGGAGAGATCGACTTCAACGTCGCATCGATCACCGCATCGATTTCCCTGGGCACCGCATATCCGCCGTCAGCAGGCACATTGCCGGCAAAGCTTTTCAGCTCGACCTCGCGACCTTTGCGCAAATAGCCTTCGACAAAGGCCGAGCGCGCCAAATCAACCGTATCGGCCCCCGCGAGTTGCGGGCGCACCACAGCGGCAGGCACCACCGCCGCCTCAAATGCCGCCTCCAACGGGTCGGCTTTCACTTCATAATCCATAATCACTCCTTTTCTGGATGGACAGCCAGCACCCGCGCCAGCGGTTGCATGGGATGGTTGACGACACTGACCTCAATGAGGTCGAGGTCGGTAAGTTCACGATATGTTCCCTGCGCGCTTCTACGCACGCGATAGCCAAAGGAAAGCCCCGCCCCGCTCACCACTGGCGGCGCGGATGGGTCCATTTGCGCAAAAACGCGCAGCCCGCGCGCATCCTCCTCCACCCGCTCGACAAAGCCGATGCGGCGGCTCTGGTCATGCTGCCACAGCAGCGGCAACCCTGCCTTCGCCGCACGGGTAAAGGCGCCCTTGCGGACAATATCGCCGCCGCGATCGGGATGGTCAAAAATGGCGGCATAGCCGGCAAAGCGCGTCATTTGATCACCAGCCCGCCCAGCCCCAGCTTGACCGCAAGGCCAATCAACAGCACCGCGAGGGCGCCCCGTACCAGCCATTCCACCACCGCCTTGCGCGCCGACCTTTTGGCATCACGCCAGGCAGACAGCAGCTCGCGCAGATCGGCCATATCCTTGGCCGCGCTCTCATCGGCCAGCCCCAGATGCGCCAGCGCCCGCTGGGCTCCTGCCTCCGAAGCTTTTTCGAGTAGCGACTGTAGTTGAGGTCCGCTGGTCATGTATCCAACCCCACCGCCGCCCGCTTTTCCTCCATCGTCAGGAAGTCCGCGCCAGCAACCTGCGCCCAAAGTCGCTCGCGGTCCTCGCTGAGTGCGCTCACCTGATCGGCATCGACCTTGAGCGAAAGGTCGGCAAACCAGGGCCGCAGCCCTTCGGACAGCGCGTCCAATATCTTCCCCGCCAGCGGCAGGATCGCTTGCCGCCACAGCGCCTTGTTCGCTTCGCGGTAATTGGCGTAGGTCGCATCGCCTGGCAGGCCGAGCAGCATCGGCGGTACGCCAAAGGCTAGTGCAATCTCGCGAGCGGCGGCGGCCTTGAGGCCTGTAAAATCCATATCGGCGGGGGTCAGCGACAATGTCTGCCATTTCAGCCCGCCTTCGAGAAGCATCGGCCGCCCGGCATTATCGGCGCCTGAAAAGCTGCGCTTCAATTCCTCCTGCAGCCGGTCAAACTGCTCACCCGACAGCGCCTCTGCCGCCTCATGCACCAGCGCGCCCGAAGGCCGCGCCGCATTGTCGAGCAGTGCCTTGTTCCATCGGGTCGACGCATTGTGGATCGCGATCGCGCCCGATGCCGCGCCTAGGCAGCCCAGCCCATAATGGTCGTCCAATGGATGGTGGCTGCGGATGTGAATCAATTCGTTCGCGCCGAGCCGCGTCACCGCCTCCCCCGCTTTATAGCGAAAGGCGGCGGGCCAGCCGCGCGCATCGGCCTCAACCGAAACCCGCTCGGGCCGCAGCGCATAAAGCTCACACACCGCGCCATCGGCCGTTGTGAGCAACTGCACATAGCCATTGCCATGGAGAAGCAATTGCGCGGCTAGCGTCTCGAGCAGCGACTGCCCGCCACTGGTCGTGGTAACCAGCGCCAGCGCGGCATCATTGCTGGCGGAAAGCGGTGCCGACGCTACCCCCTCCGCCACCAGCCGCACAGCGCGCTGCGCGACGAGATTGTTGAGATAACCCTCGCGCAATTGCGCCTCATAGGATTTGGGCCACTCGCCAATCACACCGCCCGCAAAGGCGCGAGTCAGCGAAACATGCGTCTTGGCCGGACGCAGCATCCCGCGCCCGGCCGATTTCCAGCCGAAGAGTTTCATTCAAAGCTCCTGAAATTTCAGAGTATCAGCACCCGCGGCTCGTTCACCCGTTTGCCGAGCATCAATTCACTCATCGCCCAGACCAGAGCATCGGCGCGGTCCGGCGACCTGCCCGGCCCGTCATAACCGCCACCCGAAATCAGGCCGCACAGTTCATCCTCAAGCTCGGGGAAGGCACCCGCATGGAAGGCCTTGCCTGCCTCATAAAGCGCCGCCACCGGCTCGGCCCGCGCCACCTTTCCGCTTGAGGCGGAAACTTTCTTGACCGGCATCGTCACATCGGCGGCTTGCAAGGTTGATATCACCATGTCGCCGCCATTGTTCGCTTCCGCGACCACCCGATCGGCATTCCAGGCAAGCGCGGCCGTCGCGACTGCCCGCGCCCAGCCTTCGGGCGAGCAGCCTTTGACACTATGATCCGCAAGCACATAGGCATTGCCGTCGCTGCCTTTGCCCACAACCACGATTCCGCACGCATCGCCGCCTTTGCTCGCCGGCGGATCGACTCCGATGACAACGCGCCGCATTTCAGGGGCCGATCTTTGTCGACAGCGTTCAATCACGCCGCGCGTCCACAGCGCATCTTCGGCATCCTCCAGGAATTCGCCGAGCAATTCCTGCCGCCCCAGCCGTGCCTTGCCGTACACATCGTGCATCGAATTGACGAAACTGTCCGGCAGGTGCGCCCGGTTTGCCGCCATTGCCCCGCGCGAGATGACAACACCCTGTTCCTTGAGCAGCCGGCGGACCAGCGGCACCGCACGCGGTGTTGTCGTGGCGACGATGCGTGGTTCCTCACCCAGGCGCATCGTCATCATCAGATTATCCCAGGCATCGACGCCCTTTTCCCATTTGGCAATCTCATCGGCCCAAGCGAGATGATGCTCGGGACCGCGCAGCGCCTCAGGTTCTGACGCTGCATAGATCTTGGCGATGGCTCCATTCGGCCAAGCCAGCCTTTTGAGTGACGGCTCCCATGTCGGTCGTTGCTCCGCCGGGGCGATGGCGAGCAAACCACTTTCGCCTTCCACCATAACGCTGCGCGCTTCGTGCAAAGTTGCGGCAACCAATGCGATGCGCAGGCTGCCATCGGCCTCGGCAGCTGAGCGCACATATTCGGCGGCCATGCGTGTCTTGCCAAACCCGCGCCCCGCCATAACAAACCATGTGCGCCATTCACCCTTTGGCGGGCGTTGGTCGCCGCGCGCCCAAAATGTCCAATCATGGCTTATCCGGCCAAGATCCGACGGATCCAATGCCGAAAACCAATTGCACAATGCAGCTTGGTCAAGCTGCGCGATCCGCTGAGCCTCACTGCCCGGCGTCGCAGCCAT